TATCTTCGCGTCACTTGGAAAGATGCTCTTGATAGTGCCAAGCTCCGTGAACTTGACAGATTCGTACTTTTTGATGTTAAAGTAAGAAAGACTTGCATTAGCAATTGGAGCTGATGCGGGAGTTTTTACAACCACCTTTTTTTCTTTAGGTGTTGCCTTTGTTTTTACTTGTTCCATTGTTATTGGATTTAAATTGTGAAACGATTTGGTCGGGGACTAACCCCAACACACTTTTTTATAGGAGGGGTCTATGTTGGAAGTAGACCCCTCTCTCACGAACATGATGATTAGGGGGGGATGTAAAAAAATTTCCAATTTTCACCTTAAATGGCTATCCCCTATAGTTGTAAAAAATTTTATTTTGGAATATAAAAAAACTGTCTTACCTTTGGGGGGGAAGGGGGGGCTATAATAAAATTCTTTTTATTATAATGTATTCTGTCTATAGTCTACAATAATATTTATCGTTTCATTTGTAATTACCAAATATAATTCTTAATATAGCGTCTATAATTCTATAGAATGCCAACTACATATGGAAGAGATTAAGAAAAAAGTCATTATACAAAGGTTAAAAAGAACAATAGATGATAATTATGCTATGGCTGAAAAGTATTATAGTATATTGTCTACAGTGAACAATTTAAATCTTACACAAAGAGAAATACAACTTGTAGCATTTACAGCTATACACGGGAATATTTCTTATTCTAGTATTAGGGAGGAATTTTGTAAGAAATACAATTCTACATCTCCTACAATTAATAACATTATTTCTAAATTAAAGAAGATTGGAGTTTTGATTAAGGATGGAACAAAGATTAAAGTTAATCCTGTTATTGTTCTTAATTTTAATAATGATATTAAATTGGAAATCTCCATACAGCATGAAATACAACAAGCCTAATAATATGTCTGTTAGGGAATATCTTGTTAGGATATTGTCTGTAGATGTTGCAGTTCCAGAGAAGATTGTAGATGTTATAGTTAATCATCAATTTCAATCAGCAAATGAAGCTATGGATTTAAATAAGTCCTTAGAGATTTCTGGATTTGGAAGGTTTATTTTTAATGATAAGAAAGCCGTTAAGAAAATGGTATATTTGTTAAAGAAATTAGATGCATATACATTACAAATGCAGGATAATAATATGACAGATATTAAAAGAGCAAAGCTTACAGAGATTATACGTGTTATAAATAAACAGATTGAACAATTAAAACCAAAACTAAATAATGATTAATTTCAGTCAAATATATGAGGGATGGCGAAATAAGTTAGTTCCTAAAAAAGAGATGAAGAAGCTGATACAGAATGTGTCAAAAGAACGTCTTTCTATATGTAATGGTTGTTTCTTTCATTCTAAAAATCATAAGACACCGTTAAGACTAGACAATCACTGTACAGATTGCGGATGTAATTTAGAAGCAAAGACAGCGTGTTTATCATGCTCATGTCCACAAGATAAATGGACATCTGTAATAGCAAACCCAGAAGAAGAAGATCAATTAAAAAAAGATATATACAATGGCTAAGAAAGTATTAATTAAGAAAGTTTCTCTAGATGAGATGATAGATGTTTTTGTAGATCTATATAATAGAGGAGTAGATTATGTTGATCTTGTTAATGCAGAAGAGGAAGGAAAACTTTCTGTTGTTTTTAACAAAGAATATATGTGTGAAGAGATGCAAGATTCTGATGAATTTCAACGCTTACATAATAGTATTGTTTCAGATGTTGATTTTGACGAAGAAGATTCTACATTTTCTGAGGATGACATCAATGATTTAATTTAATTTCCCAATGAAACCTACTCTAACCCCATATCAACAAACTTTAAAGATTTTAGACGATTTGCAAAAAGCATTTCCCACATACAATATGGGAAGGCATCTAGCAACTGCTCTATACGAATATAAAGACATATGGGGTATGACAGATAGAGAAATGGTGTATGCTTTGTCAAAATACAAAGCAGAATTAATGCAAGACATTCCTCATTTAGATGGTTCAGAAATAGATAAGATTATAAAGGATGGAATGAATCTAGATACAATTCTAGATAATGACCAAGATTTCACCGACTAAGTTACCGAACAAGTTAAACTAACTACATCATGGACGAATACGAAGATATTATAACTGATTACGAAAATATTCCAGCTTGTAATCCAAAAAATAGCTGTGAGGTTATACAAGAATTCATTAATAAAGATAGTCCAGGTGATGAATTTTATGATATACATAATAGAATAGATTCTCAAATAAGAAATCTAAAACATTTAAGATTACGTATGAATGCTTTAAATGGTTATATGAAAGAAGTAGAAGAAGATCTTATTACTACTATGAATGATTTAGATGCCCTTACTGAAAGACATCTTAACTTTACTGAAAGACATCTTGAATTGTACACAAATAAAAAATAATGGCAATAAAAAAAACTACATACATTAACACGGAATTAATTTGGGCTGAAGAACAATTAAAATCCTGGAGACAATATGTGGATGCTCATCCAATGCATGAGCTCAAGGATAGAATTGAATGGAAGCCTACAGGTAAAGGAGGAATGCTCCCTATGGTTATTGCCTCTATCGAGGCTCAGGGTAAATTCATTCAAGAAACCATGAAAAACTATCTAGCCTTATTAGAAGTTGTAGATAAACTACGTGAGAAAGAAGAAGCTAAAGTAGAAGTGAGGGGTGGAACATCTTTAGGATCTAAAGCTGATAAATTTTTAAAGGAACGTAGTGGAACTTCTTAAGATAGATTATAAGGATTGGTTAATGAATCAAAAGCGTCTTCCCGACAAAGAGTCTCAGGAGTATGACGCTTTCTTTGCATTCCATGAGGAGCTGTGTAAGAACGGTGCAATGATGGGAGATACATACATTAATCCTTTCCTATATTGGCATCTTAATGCTTGGCATACAGAGGTGGATGTTATAGATGAATATGGACGTATAGCACAGAAGTATTCTAATCCTTCTTTAAGAGATAACGAGTGGGTGGTGTCAACAGAGATTGATAGAGCTCAAAGGGAACGTAAAGGTTTAGTTATTCTAGGAATCAGACGTTTTGCTAAATCTGTTTTAGAAGCTTCTTATGTTTCACATGGGGCTACATTTGATGAAAATTCACAGAACATTATTGCAGGCTTAAATGCAGCAGATATAAAACTAATTACAGATAAGATTGATAAGGGGCTTAACCATCTTCCAGCAGCATGGCAGTGGCAAAGGGTAGAGGACAATTGGAAGAATCAAGTAACGCTAGGTGTAAAAACAAGAGGAGGACAACGTATTCCCTTTTCACAGATATTAATACGTAACCTTGACGAAGGTAATAACGAAGAGGCTATTGCTGGTACAAAGCCTAGAAGATTAATTATAGATGAGATTGGCAAAGGTAGTTTCCTACGAGGTTTTCAAGCTGCTGTTCCAGGTTTCACAACACCCTTTGGCTGGGGTTGTGCACCAATTCTTACGGGAACAGGCGGGGATATGAAGAAATTTATGGATGCCAAAAGTTTAATGTTTGATGTTGGCAACTATAATTTCTTAGAATATAATAATGCAAAAGATGAACATCGTATTCATGGATTGTTTATTTCACACAAGTTTAGAATGGAGGCCAAGTATGAATCAACACTTGGTGTATATTTAGACCTACCTAAAGGTGATGATTTACATAATGTAAAAATGTTAGTGTCTGATGAGGAACTAGCTACAAAAATAACCAACGAAAATTTAGAAAGACTTAAGAAAGCAGGGGATAGGATTGCTTATTTAAAAGAGAAGATGTACTATCCACAGGAAGTGGATGATATTTTTCTAAATGAAGATTCTAATATATTTGATATAGAGGGAGCAAAACGACAAAAGGCCAGACTCTTATCTCAAGAGCGAACAGGTACACCAGTTGTGCTATATGATGATGGAGAAGGTGTTAAGCATGAATTCACAGACAAGCTACCCATCTCCAACTTCCCTCTAAAGAATTCAGATCAAAAGGATGCTCCTGTAGTTATATATGAATTTCCTATAGAAGCACCACCTTATGGACTGTATGTAGCAGGAGTCGATCCATATCGTCAAGGTAAAGCTGCATATTCAACATCATTAGGATCTGTATACATATATAAACGTATGCATGCAATCACTAATGAGAAGTACCAAGATATGTTTGTTGCATCTTATTGTGCACGTCCAGATAAAAAAGAAACATGGGATGAACAAGCAAGATTATTGATTAAATACTACAATGCAAGAGCTCTTGTTGAGAACGATGAAATGTCATTCATTGATTATATGATTTCTAAGAATGATGCTCATTATTTAGAAAAGCAGCCAGAGTGGTTGAAAGAAGTTGTACCTAATACAACAGTGAGACGTGAATATGGTATACATAGATCATCTGAGAAGATTAGAGATTTCTTACACGGATGTCTTAAGAAATATACAGAAGAAGTTATTGTCAAGGATAAGAATGAAGAGGGAGAAGTTATATCTGAGACAAAAGGTATGGTGAAGATCTTCGATCCTGTGTTATTAGAAGAAATGATTCAGTATAATGAAGAAGGTAACTTTGACCGTATTATTGCAGCAGAACTTGCAGTAGCTATGGCTATGAAACTTGATCCTATTATGGGTAGAGTTGGTGCAGGTGGAGATGTAAGAGTTCAAGCTATGCATTCTAAGAAAAAGAATAATAAATTATTTGGAAGTAGTAATGGTCTATTTTCAGAAACAAGAAAAAATAAACTGTTTACATAATGGCAATTATTAGATATACAAAAGATGCAACAATTAGGTATGCCTATTTAAACATCTTCCCTGATCAGTTTAAAACTGACAAAGAAAAGCAAGATGAAAGTTGGATTAAAAACACGATGGATTATTTTGCGAATAAAGCCTATTCGGAATATATTAAGAATCGTGATACGTTTGTTAAAAACTATGACCTAGTAAAAGGCATATTGCGTCCAGAAGATTTCTATCAAGAACCAGAAGTGAGAAGTTTTACAGATATGCTCACATCTGATTTAGCTTTACCTGCATATGTAAAACATTATTCTATTATTACAACGCCTATAAATGAGCTTGTAGGCGAGATCTCTAAGCGTCCTGATGCTTTCCGTGTTAAGGCATTTGATGATGATTCTAAGGCAGAAGAATTAGAGTTTAAGACAGGTATTCTTCAAGAGTTTATTATCAACCAAGCAAAGCAGAAGATTATGGAAAAAGCTGCAATTGCTGGACAAGAGATTGAAGAAGAAGAACTACAACAAATGACAATAGAACAAGTTCAAGAGGAACTTGATTCATATACATCTGTAGCAGAGAAATGGGCTAACCATGTTCTTACAGCTAACAAAGCAGACTTTGTTCTTAAGGAGAAATCAGAAGATGCATTTCGTGACATGCTTATTTCTGCTCGTGAGTTTTATCACATCTATGAGGACAACTCTAAACTAGGATTTAATATTGAAGTGGCTAACCCTAAGAACACTTGGTTCTTAACCACTCCAGATCGTAAATATATTTCAGATCCAACAGGTCGTGCACAAGGAGCATATGCTGCAGGAATTGTACAGGTGATGGAACTATCTGAAATTATTGAATCTATTCCAGACTTAACTAAAGAAGAAATTGATCACTTAAGATCATCATTACAAGACTACGGTTTAATTAATGTTCGTGAGTCTAATTTAGGTAACCCAGATGCAATCCCAGGTACAGACTCTGTACAATATGATACATATGATCCTGCTGTGTTACAAACACGTATGATTATTGAATCAGAAATGAAGGAAAATAATGATGGGTTAAAAGACTTCTTAGGACTAACAAATAACGTTTCTTCATTTGGATATAAATATGTAGTTGTACGCTGTTATTGGATTTCTAAAAAGAAGATTGGTAAGCTTATTTATTTAGATGAATTAGGTAATGAGCAATCAATGCTAGTTGATGAAAATTATAAAAAGGGAACTATTCCTACAGAACAATCACTGGAATGGGGATGGATTAATCAATGGTATCAAGGTATAAAAATTGGACCAGACATCTATCATATTAAACCATACAAACTATTAGACTATTGTCCAATCATTGGTATAGTTCATGAAGTTAAGAATACAGAAGCTAAAAGCTTAGTAGACTTAATGAAACCATTCCAGGTTCTGTATAATGTTTGTATGAACCAATTATACAAACTATTAGAGAAAGAAGTGGGTAAGGTGTATTTAACTTCCATTAGACATATTCCTATTCCTAAAGATGGAGATGCTCAAGATGCTCTTGATGCTTGGGAAATGGAAGCACGTAATAGAGGTGTGATGTTTATTGATGACAGTCCAGAGAATTTAAAATCTCCAAGCTCATTTAATCAATTCCGTGATATTGACCTTACACGTACACAGGAAATCCAATCTCGTTACAATTTAGCTATGCAGTTAAAGAATGAGTGTTGGGAACTAATTGGTATGTCTAGACAACGTTTAGGTTCTATATCAGCTTCTGAAACTGCTACAGGTACTAACACTGCTATTGCACAATCTTATTCGCAAACAGAGCCATTGTTTGTAGCACATGAATATATACTAGGTCAATTATATCAAGCTATTATTGATGCTTCGTTATATGTAGAATCTAAAAAGCCTCAATCAACTATTTCATACATTACATCTGATGGCGAATCAGCATTTGTACAAGTGAATGGAACAGATCTTAAGTTCCGTGATCTTAAAGTGTTCTTAACTAATCGTCCAGAAGATAAACAAATGTTCAATGAGATTAGAGGATTGTCTCAAGCTGTTCTTCAGAATGGTGGTTCATTACATGACATTATTGAACTTTATTCTACAAACTCTATTCGTGATATGAAGAAAGTGTTCAAGACACTTAAGAATAGACAAGATGAGTTGCAAGATCAACAAATGCAACAAAAACAACAACAGTTGGATCAACAGCAACAACAAGCTCAAGCAGCATTACAACAAGCTCAACAACAACATGAAGAGCAAATTGCACATGATGATTATCAAAAAGAGCTTGATAGAATTAATAAAATTGAAATTGCAACAATTGCTGCTCAAGCAAAAGAAGCTCTTCCACTAGATGCAGACTTATCAGGTGTTCCTGATGCATTAGAGATTGATAAATTAGTTCATGCGCAATCTAAAGCACAATCTGATTATCAAGCTAAGATGGCAGACATTCAATCAAAATCTAAACTAGCTGCTGAAAAACTTGCTGTAGAACGTGAGAAAATAAAAGTATCACGTGAAAATCAAGCTAATGATTTAGCCATTGCAAAAGAAAATGCAAAAGGACGGTCTAAAAAATCTAAGTAATTCTAATTATTTTAATTAGAGTAATTTCTATTAATGCTATATTATGTAGAATATTCAACTCTATAGGCAATTTACTCTTTGTTATTAAATTAACATAATATACTTTTATAACGAAAAACCAATTCAAAAACAAACTACGTATGGCTGAGAATTTAGAAACCCCATCATTTGGGAACTTTAGTATTGAAAATACTATGGAAATGGGCTTAGGAAACGCAGAGTTATTAAATGACTTAATGAGTCCTGACACTGCTTCAGCAGATCCTAATGATATCAAGAAGATCGATGAACCAGAACTAGCTCCTATTGCTGCTCCAAAAACAAAAACTTCTACTGCTCCTAAAGAAGAGAAAGAAGAAGAAGATACATCTAAATCAATTCAAGACTTCCTATTAGGAGGTGATGAAGATGATGAAGATGAAGATGAAACACCTCCTGCAACCAAAGCTCCTAAAGCTGAAGATGCTTCAGAAGAAGAATCAGAAGAAGATTCAACAAATCAATTTACTGCTTTATCTCGTGATCTTTTAAAACTTGGTGTATTCACTAATGAAGAAGGAGATGAAGAAGCACCAATTAATTCAGCAGAAGAGTTCTTAGAACGCTTTGAAGCTGAGAAAAAGAAAGGTGCAATTGAAGTGGTACAAAACTTTATTGGACAATTTGGCGAAGATTACCAACAAGCATTTGATGCTATCTTTGTTAAAGGGGTTGATCCTAAAGAATATTTCGGCGCATACAATGCTATTGAGTCATTCTCTGAGATGGATTTATCTCAAGAATCAAATCAAATAGCAATCATTAAACAAGCTTTAGCAGATCAAGGTTTTGATCCTGAAGATATAACAACAGAAGTTGAAAGACTTCAAAACTATGGTGATTTAGAAAGCGTTGCTGCTAAACATCATAAAGTTCTAGTTAAAAAAGAAGCTGCAAAGTTACAACAATTAGAACAACAAAGAACTGTAGAGTTACAACGTCAAGCGCAATACAAACAACAGTATCAGCAAAACGTAACAGCAGTTCTACAAGAGAAGCTAAAAGCTAAAGAGTTTGATGGCATTCCTCTTAACCCAAAATTAGCTAGTGAACTACAAGATTTCCTTTTGGCTGAGAAATGGAAGACTTCGTCTGGAGAAACATTAACAGACTTTGATCGTGCCATTCTTGATCTTAAACGTCCTGAGAATCATGAACAGAAAGTTAAGGTTGGCCTTTTACTAAAAGTTTTAGAAAAAGATCCCACCCTATCTACAATTCAAAAATCAGGTATTTCTAAGAAGTCAAATGAGCTATTTGGAGAGGTTGCTCGTCAAGCATCTAAAAGCTCAGTGAAATCCAAGTCATCAGCTCCAACATCTTGGTTTCAATAACAAGTAATATTTTTTAATTAATTAAACAAAAAAACAAATGGCAATTCAAACAATTCCAGGTTTAACTGGCTTTACTTATGCCCGCGTTGCGTCTATGGACAAACGTGCGGTTGGTAAGTTAACAGATTCAAACCACTTGGAAAGCTTCCACTCAACTGAGCCTGCAGATTATGATAAGAAAATTATCTCTCTGTATACACAAAGCTCATTGTATAGTAATGACTTTTTGGACATGATCAACAAGTCAACACCTTACTATATTGACAATAACAGTGATGCTTGGAAGTGGCAAATCGCAGTTCCTTACAAGTTCCCTAAAACTATCGAAATCCCTGCTACTACGTTATCTTTAACAAAGCCAGGTATCGATGGTCAAGAATTTCAATTAGTAATTGATACTAATGAGTTTTCTAAAAATTCTGTAGTATCAGTAGGTACTCGTCAGTATGGTCCTCGCTTCTTCGTTATCAAAGATCCAGTTCCTTACAACGCAGGTTATTTGTACACTTTCACTTTAGTAACTGACAATCCAACTGTAGATTTCGTTTCTAGTACATTCTTACAAAATGGTATTGAATTAGAATTGATCGATGCAGTTATTGGTGAATTTGATCAAGACTTATTAGGATTGCCACGTTTAGGTGAGCAAATCACTATGTTTGAATCATTAGGTTCTGCATATGGTTATGAGCACAAGATCACTGAATGGGCTGATGATAAGATGATGGTTGATGCTGGTGGTAAGCCATTAGACATCTTAGTATATGCTCCACAACGTCGTAACCAATTACCATTAACTCGTAATGATGTTAAGTGGGAACCGTTTATTGAGTTCTGGATGCGTAAGTCTATGTTAGAATTAAAAGTTAAACGTATGATCTGGTCTAAGCCAGGCACTGTTAAGACTAATGGTTCTCAGCAAAACTTAAAGCGTACTTCTGCTGGTGTTTATCACCGTATGCGTAACAATGGTAACTTAGTTCAATACAACCGTGGAGAATTCACTGCTAACTTGATTCGTTCAGTATTTGGTGATTTGTTCTATCGTCGTGTGGATGTTAAGGATCGTCGTGTTAAAATGTACACTAACGAAGCTGGTTTTGACGTGTTCCAACAAGCTTTGAAAAACGATGCTTTGAATTCTGGTCTTACTTTCATGGCTGATTCAGGTAATCGTTACATGCAAGGAGAAGGACAACACATCACTTACAACTTTGCATTCGATGCAATGGTAACTCGTGAGACAGGTCGTGTTGAACTTATCCACTTAAAAGAATTAGATTTACCACAATCTAACTTAGAATTTGGACAAAACAAGAAATCAACTCCAGTATTTATGGTGTTTGACGTTTCTCCAATGTCTGATGGATCTATGGTAAATAACATCCGTGAGGTACGTATGAAGGGTGCTCCTTCTATGACTTGGGGTTATATCGATGGTACTCGTCATCACTTAGGATTTGCAAAATCTCAAGGTATGTCAAGTGCTAACAAATTCCCAGGATACGAAATCTGGATGAAGGATCGTTGCGATGTGTTTATTGAAGATTTGTCTCGTACAGTCTTGATTGAAGAAATCCCACAATTTTAGTGAAAGAGTGTTTATATTGTGGCACACCTTTGGTAGATGTCGAAGGAGAAAGAAGATTCAGAAAAGATAAAAAGTTCTGCAATCAAAAGTGCCATGATAAACACAAGTATAAAAAAGCTTCTATACCCCATAAAGAATTTAAAGATAAGTTTGGATTAAACAAGTATACTTTAAAAGGCATTCAAAGAAAACTAGAATTAATAGAATTATTTGGAGGAAAATGTCAAAAATGTGGGTATGATAAAAATCTTTCAGCATTTGACTTTCATCATAAAGATGGATATGAAAAAAATTTTGAAATAAAGATTCAATATTTAAAATATAAGTCACCTGAAGAAATATTAAAAGAAGTAAATAAATGCATGTTACTATGTTCAAATTGTCACAGAGAAGAACATAATCCCTACATGGGAATAGAATATGTGAAAGAAGTTATTAAATATAATTCATAATTCTAATACATAGGACAACAGTCCTTTGCTTTCAATCGAAAGCGCAAGAAGAGCCCCTCTACTCTCTCCCTCCTAAAAGGGGCTTTCTTCTTGAATACAGAGTGCTTGGATTGGGGTGTCCCTGGTCGCTATTCCTTCGATGGATAGCACTCTGCTAAAACCAAATAATTAAAACAAACTACATCATGGGTAAGCTCGGAAAAATATCTACTATTAAGAAAGATTACAATAACTCGCAAGTACAAACAATGCAAGGTGGTCTTGCACAAAGAGGTTTAACACGTATTCCTGGAACAGGAGTGTTTAAGTATCCTTACAAAGAAATGGATGGACAGTATCGCACAGGATTAGATCCTAATGCTGCTTACATTCGTAGAATTCAAGATCCTACAGAACGTGAAATGGAAATTGAACGTGTTACAAATTTGAAGGCACGATTAGAAGCTCAATTAGGAGACGTAGATTTAGGTCCTCGTTCTAAGTTTTGGAACTATGGTTTGTCAAGTTCTACAAATGATGAAATGCATGTACAACCAGTTAAGTTATTAGATGGTGATAATTATTTTGATTTCAATAACACTTTACAAGAATTAGCTTTTTCATGGTTGAGAGTTCATCCAACTATTGCTAGTTCATATCAAGCTTGGGAACGTGGTGAATTTGCTGCAGATACACAGTTTTATGTTGTAGATGATGAAATTGAAAATGCTGTTGTTTATAAGAAAAAACAATTAATCAACAAAGCAATCATTAAGTTTGATGCAATGACTCCTGATAAGAAGAAGAAAGTTGCTCGTTTATTAGGCTTACCTGTAGTTGATGATACTAAAGAAGAAGTTGTTTACAACCTTGTTGATAACATGTTGAAACAAACTGAACTTAAAGATGGTAAATACCAAGGATTGAATCCAGTTGAGGTGTTTAATCGTTTTGCTGACATGAAGGAAAGTTTACTTCATATTAAAGATTTAGTAAAACAAGCATTAGGACACTCCATCTATCGTATGAAAGGAAACGGTAAGATTTACATGGGTGAACTAGAAGTTGCAATTGATGAGGATGAATTAGTTAAATTTTTAGCTAATGATGATAATCAAGATGAGCTTATTACATTAGAACAGAAATTAAAAGGTAAAAAACTAGCTTCAATATGATATCAGTAGATAGTTTATTGTATAAGATTGATCAGAGACTAAATAAGCTATCTACTAATGCCCACCAACAAATACCATTAGAAGATAAGATCTTAGCTCTTAATGAGGCTCAGATCAAATTAATAAAACAAAAGGTTGATGGACAAAGCACTACTTCAGGATTAGGATTAGATGCTTTCAAAAAAAGATATGAAGATTTACAAAGTTTGGTGGTAGCATACAATGATGGTATGTTACCATTAACTTTGAAGAATGCACAACTTAATCAATGGAAAGCTAATATTTATGCATTATCACCTAAGTACATGTTCTATGTAGATAGTTATGTGATTGCAGATAAACTACCTTGTACAAATAGAAAAATTTGGATTAACAAAGATCTTGCCAAGCATGGAGATTTGTCTTTATTGTTAAACAACGATCACTACAAACCATCATTTGAATATCAAGAAACATTTAATTTCTTATCATCTGATGAAATCTCCATTTTTACAGATGGAACTTTTACCCCAACTAAAATCTACATCTCTTATATGAGATACCCAGTTTATATAGATAAAGTTGGTTATATTAAGTTTGACGGTACTGCTTCTACAAATGTAGATTGTGAATTAGAAACTTATCTTGAAGATGAGCTTTTAGATTTAACCGTAGAAAACTTAGCTATGTACATCGAGAATCAGTCCGCTGTTCAAAATGCTGCATACAGAATTAAAACAAATGAGTAAATTTTTTAACAATAAACAATAAATACAAATGGCTGATTTTTCATTAACCACCCTGTTTGTAGTTCCAGTAGGTAACGCATTACCTAGCACTGGTTCTACGCAAAACTTGACTGCGGGTCAAGTTGGTATTTTTAAGGCTGATTACACAGTAGCTACTGCTGGTAACATCCAAACAAGCAATAAATATTTTTATATTGCTCAAGGACGTACTAATACGTACTTACAAGGCTCTAAGCGTTCTGACAAGATTTCTTCTACAGGAGCTAACGTAACAGAATGGTACAAAATTGTTGGTGCTTCAACTGCTACAACTCAGATTACTGAAGTTTCTTCATGGAACGTTACTCCTGAAACTGATGTAACTATTACATTACGTGCTCACTCTTCTTATCTTGACACATTGTACTTCAACGGTTTTACTCGTTCAGTGACTGTTAAAGGTACTTGTTTAGCTTGTGGTGGAGATCCTTGTGGTGCTGTTAACTACCAAACTTTAGTTGATGCATTTATTACTAAATTCCAACAAGAGGCTGGAGGTACTAATCCTGATAATATTACATTATCTGATTTCTTCACATTCACTCGTTCTGGATCTGGTCAAACTTCTAAATTAGTTATCACTGGTAAAGCATTGACAGTTTATGGACAACCATGTGATGTTGCTGCGTTCCCTTACGAGTATGATCGTATGTACTTCCGTACATTTGTTTATGCTGGTCCAGCTACTACTGCTGACTTCATTGTTGCAGATTCTTGTAACACTGTTGCTACTACTGCTATTACTAGAAACGCTAGTTATCCAACTGGAGGTTCTACTGAGATTGCTCAATTAGAGAAGAACTACTATAGCTACCAAGCTGGTTACTTGAAGCATTTATATCGTATGGCTGGATACAATGAGAACTTTGAGTCTTGGGTATCTTCAGGTACAACTTACGATACATATTATATCAAGTTTAACACGTTAGATACTTCTACTTATCAGTGGGGCGATTATATCACTTTAGATTCAATGGTTATCATTGCTGCTCCAACAGGTAGTGTTGCTACAGCTATTGAAACTGTATTAGTTGGTGCTTTAGGTGCTGCTACAGTTGCAACTGCAGGTACTCCAACTCCAGATCCAAACGTTCCTTAATAAGAACAAATAGTTTAACCTATGCCAGAGGGTAAGAGGATAATCTCTATCCTCTGGCATTATTTTTTATAACATGGCAACAACTTTAAATTTTCTAGTAGTTAATACCTACAGCACTTTAACATTAGGTGTTGCTGATACTTCTACGTACACCACTTCTCCTACAGGTGCGGCAATGTTAGTGGCATTACCAACAGGAACTACAACTCTTTCTGGAGGAACAACTGTATCCATTCCGTTTAATCCAAATAATTATAATGTATTCAATTCTGCTACATTGAACTTATCTTCTGTAGGTGCTAATTTAATTTCATTACCTGATGGTATATACGGATTAACTTATTCTATTACCACTCCTTCTGGTACTGCTCCTGCAAGTAAAAGTATTATGCGTACAGATAAAATTCAAGAGAAGTTTGATAATGCATTTATGAAACTTGACATGATGGAATGTGATATGGCTATTAAAACACAACAAAAAGTTACATTAAATAGCGTTTATTATTTAATCCAAGGATCTATTGCTGCTGCTAACAATTTAGCTTCTACACAAGCTGCTAAATTATACCAACAAGCTGATATGATGTTAGATAATTTTCTTAAAAATAACTGTGGTTGTTCAGGTAATAATTATATAATTAATTTTCAATAATGGCTAATTGTACAAGATGTGGTACTTCAGTTGGCTGTGGATGTCAACTTACCAATGGGATGTGTAACTCTTGTGTTAGTGTTGTAGCTCAACAAGAAGCTATGGCATTACAACAAGCAATAGAAGAAGAAGCTAAACGATTAAATCCTCAATAATATGATGTTATTACCTAGGCTTAATCAATGTATTGATTGTGCCACTATCCCTATATTGATTGACAACATTAACGCAAAGATTGCATCACTTGCAAATGATGAATATAATAACATTGTATATGACTTGAACTATTATATTGATGGTCAAGTAATATTTGATTTACTAGAATACAAACAAATCTTACAATGGAAATTTTGTAATGCTGACTATTGTAAAGCATATACAGTTCCTATGATTGCTAGTAAAGTTCAAATTTTAATTAATAAATAAATTAACACTTTAACTATAAAATTCGATGGTTGTTTTAGTAACACTAACATCTCCTGGAGCAGATACTGGTCCATTTAATTTATTTTCAAGTGTAGATTTAGTTACCCCATTAGTAAGTGGTGTTGCTAAATCTGCATTAGTTTCAGGGTATACATTAAGTAGTGTACCAGATGCTGCAACTTATATTAAAGTTGCTTCTACAGGGACTTGTACAAATTCTATAAATTTAAATATTATAACTCCTACTACAACTACTACAACTACTTTAGTAGGTCCAACAACAACCACCACAACTACTTCATCAGGTCCAACTACTACTACAACATCTACTACTAGATTAACAACTACCACTACATCTACTACTATTTCAGGAACAACTACTACAACCACAACTGTAGCTCCTAGCACTACTACAACTACAACTACACGTTTGAATGTTAATGTTGGTATGACATTCCAATTAGATGCGGGTAATACAGGATCTATGTCGCTTTATGTTGCTTCTCCAGCTGGTTCTGGATATGTTTTATCTACAACATTAAGTACAAATGGTGCAACTGCTTCAGTTGGATTATTTACAGGCGATGCATATTATGTAACTGTTATACAAACTACTAGAGCAAGCAGCGGACAAAGAGGTCAGATTCAAGATTCATTGAATGGAGTTCCTACTAACTATCAAACAGGTTCAGGAACATTACCTCAAACTGTATCATCTACTCCTAGAACAATTGGTGCAGGGAATACATATAGCGTTCTTGGAATTTGCGGAACTGTTGTATAATTAAGATACAAAAAACTCTGGTTGTTGGTTTACGGAGTTTCCCCAGATGCTTTTTGTGTCTGGGGTTTTCATTTTTATAACCAATTTGATTAACCTATATAATTAATTTAGTTACTATTGTTTGGTTATTTCAAAAAATAATTTATATATTTATGACAATTTAACCAAATAAAGATACATGGCTCAAGACCAAAACCTGTTGTTTCAGCTTGAAAAGCTTTTAAGTTGGAAAAAAAGTAAAAAATTTATGGCTGAGAAGCTACAAATTACGGAAGGTGAAGTTGAGGAATTATTAAAAGAGTTGAGGGGAAAAGATTCTAGTATTGAGGAGGAGATTGTAGAATACATCTCTGCTGCACGTAAAGTAAATAATGAAAAAGGAACATTAGAAAGTACACTAGTATTAGACTATGAACCTAAAGACGATATTGAATTAGCAAGATTACACAAGATTAATCTTGACAAATATGTAATTACTAATTACTGGTCAAAGGTTTTACCAAGTGGTAAGTTTACATCTTCTGTATTCTCTAAACTAAAGAAACCACAGGATTACACTCCAGAAGATTTTGCTAAATTTTTACAAAATTATAAACCACAACATAGTGCTGTAAAGTTTGTAGAGATTCATTCAGATAAGAAAACAGTAGATGTAGAAATCTCTCTATCTGATTTTCATTTAGCAAAGAAAGTGATTGATGGTAACAATGATATTGAAGTAAGAAAAGCTGCATACATGCACGTAGTACAAGAATTAGTACATAATGTAAAAGCTGTTTATAATATCGGTACAGTTGTATTACCTATCTCAAATGACTTTTTTCATACAGATAATTATCAGAATCAAACAACAGCAGGCACTCCACAAGATACAATTGTTGATTATGCACAAGAGTATGAGCATGGATTTGATTTATTAGTGCAAGCAATTGATTTCTTAAAAGCAAATTCAGAAGAAGTTCAAGTTATATTAGTACAAGGAAATCATGATAAGACTAAGTCATACTACTTAGCACATGCATTAGAAGTTTATTATAAATCACAAACTGATGTATATTTTGATAGATCAACATCATCAGTAAAAGGAATTTCACTAGGAACAACATTCATTGGTTATCATCATGGTAACTGCAAGATTGAAGATCTTCCTTTATTGTTTGCAACTCACAAAGATTACAGTCAAGAATTTGGTAATGCTGTATATCGTGAAGTTCATACAGGAGATAAACACCATTACATGGCTAAGGAAGTAAAAGGTGTTAGAATCCAACAAATGCCTAGCTTGTCTGGTATAGATAGATGGCATGCAGATAACAACTTTGTACATAGTATTAGAGCTGGCTTAGCATTAGTGTATCATCCTTTACATGGTAAAATAGCAGAATTCGAATCAAGAATATAAAATGGCAACATTAAGAAAATTAGTTTCAGATGTGCGATCAATGCACAAATTAATCTCTACAGATAACCTTATTACGGATAGGGCAATTGCATCTGAGATTAAGAATAATACTGTCATGTTAGTAAAACGTGAAACCAATCTTCGTAAATTATGGGCTACAAGTACTTTATTTACAACCATCCCATGTTTAGAAATGTTGCAAGTACCTATTTCTGAATGTTGTGATTATACAGATCCTTGTACAATCTCTAGAAGTAAATATAAACTTCCTCGTATATCTGAAGGTAATTATCAATACCTCATTCAAGGTGTCTATTCCATTAATGCTATGGGAGGTGTTGCTAAGAAATTTAAAGAAATTAGTATCAATAGATATATTAATCTATTAAAACTTCCTTTTATTAAAAATGAATCATATTTCTGGATTATTAATGATTATTTATACATTACTAATCCTATGTTAAAAACTGCTAGAATTTCTGCATTCTTTGAAGAAGATGTTCCTAACACAATTACATTTGGATGTTCTTCTCAAACACTTGACATTAATGCATATTGCATGAATCCTTTAGATAAAGAATATGGTCTTCCAGGATATTTAGAAAAACAAGTGTTAGAACTTACATCACAGAAATTATTACAAACCTACTTCAAATTGAAACAGGATATTACATCAGATGATTTAGATGGGCAATCTCCTAACACATTACCAGGAAGTTAACCTATGCCTAGAGTAAAAGTTGACTGGAGAAGTTCCAGTAAAGATAACTACAAAAACTTCTGCAAGAAGAACCCATCTATTCAAATATCATTTGATGATTGGAGGAATATCATTTATTCCTACAATGAGCATTTTAAAAACTACATTCTTGAAACTGGAGATAAAGCACGATTACCTTTGGGTTTTGGTGAATTTTCTATTAACAAGAAAAAGCGTAAAAAGATTAAAACAATCAATGGTGTAGAGATGGTCAATCTTCCTGTAGATTGGCAAAAAAGTAAAGAGAAGGGTAAAAGAATTTACAACTTCAATTATCATACAGAAGGTTATTTCTTTGGGTGGATTTGGTTTAAAGAAACTACACGAATAAGACTTGTAGATCTTTGGTATTTCAAACCTACAAGAACAACATCAAGACTATTGTCACATTATATAAAGACAGATAATAAATATCAACATATTTATCAAAGTTGGAAAAAATAAATTACTATGTCATACTACTATCAATATGATTTCGTTTCTCCAGAACCTGTATATGCTACAGTAAAAGAAGAACTTAAAAGCTACTTCGATACAGCAGCAGTGGATGATTTGTTATTCCCCACTTATTTAGACAAATGTTTAAAGAAGTTAGGAAGAGCAACGTATGTTATTGCTGAACAACCTCTTGATATATATGATTTTGAAGCTCGTCTTCCAGATAATTTTTACGCAGTGAGAGAAGCTTGGATGTGTACATCAGTTTATGGTAACACTTATCAGGAGGCCAGTTCTTTCTATTCTCAGGCATTTACTTCTACAACTATACAAGTTAGTCCAATCACTACAAATGATGGCTCCTGTACAAATCCTGACTGTGCTAACGTAGGGTGTGATGGTGAGTGTATGCCTGAATTGATGCAAACTGTTTATAAGACAAATAATAGTGCTGTAAACTTATACACTAAAGAATATTTACTTCAACCAGGTAATATTTCTGCAAGATCTAATTGTGATGTTAGTTATACCACTGCGTGGGATAATGGCACTGCTTCAGCTTATAGACAACAATTTACTCCAGGATCTTCATCATATGGATCATTTGATATTAGAGATAATAAATTTGTAACTAACTTTAGAAATGGCATTGTACACTTAGTATTCTATGCTACAGAATACGATGAGATTGGTAATCAAATGATTCCTGATAATTATCGTATTCGTGAGTATGTAGAAGCTTTTATTAAGTTCAAAGTGTTTGAAATGCTTTCTAACCAATTAACAGATGAAACGTTCCAACAAATACAACAAAAGCTTGCTTATTATAAGCAACTTTCTGAAGAGGCATTCATTATGGCCGATATTGAAATAAAGAAACAAACTGCTTGGGATAAACAACGCAGAATTAAGAATGACCTGAACAGGTTCAATATGTACGAATTGCCAAACAGAACAAACCGATATGGCCGCAGAAGAAACTAAAAAAATATATAAGATATATGTTAAAAGACTTCCTAATGGAAATTTATATTTAGGAAGAACTGAAAAAGATCCATATAAATATATGGGTTCTGGAACTATTTGGAAAAGAACTATTAAAAAATATAATTATAAATTAAAAGATATTGAAACTTGGGTATTATATGAAACTGATAATTTTGAAGATTTAAAAATTGTCGGTCTATGTTATTCAAAATTGCTTAATATTGTTGAAAGTGATGCATGGTTAAATTTAATTGATGAAACTGGGGAAGGTTTAAACAATCCATCGTATGAATTGCGACAAAGATTAAGTATTGCTAAACTTGGTGTAAAAAGAAAACCCTTTACAGAAGAAACTTTAAAAAGGTTTTCTGAAGCTAAAATAGGTAAAAAACTTTCTAAAAAACATTACGATAATGTAGTCGCTGCAAATAAATCTGATATTGCAAGAGAAAGAAGAAGAAAAGCTGCTACTGGCGTTATTACTTCAGAAGAGACTAAGAAAAAAATATCTGAAAAAATAAAAGAAAAATGGAAAACAGGCGAGTACTCTAATAGAATAAAAAGAAAAACTTACGCAGGTAAACTTTTAGTATAATGGTAGAAGAAACAACTAGTCAGGAAGGTAACGTTAAACCACAATTTAATGCTGCACAACTTGGCTTGAATATGGATAATGTCATAGCTCAAGTTAAGAAAGGTACATTAACTTATGCCCTAAATGCTGCATTAGAAAACTTTGATGCAAACTCTGTTAATTATCAAAATGAACAGGGTAATGAACTATGTTTAGGAAATACTGAAACAGGAATTCCTCAAGACTATTCTATAATTGGCAATCACTTCATTGCTGAAAAAAACAAACACATATTCTTTCTTGTAAACTCTAAAACAGGAGCTTCTCAGATTGGATATATGTTAAATAATGA